GGGATACCAGTAGTGAACTTCACGCCGGGTAAAGGACAAGACAAGATAGCGAGAGTCAATGCCGTATCGCCCATGCTCGAATCGGGCATGGTCTACGTACCAGAGACGCGTTGGGCAGAAGAATTAGTTGAAGAATGTGCAGCGTTTCCCTACGGCGACCACGACGATTTAGTGGATTCGACCACGCAAGCACTAATGCGTTATCGACAAGGCGGGTTTATAGGTTTAGAATCGGACGAAGATTTAAACGATAATGAACCAAGACAACTAAAAGTTTATTATTAGGAGAGGTAAGGTATGGCGGAAAAGCCAACTAACATAGAAAGAGTCAGCGACCTAATCGATTTAGATATACAGTCGGGGGAGACAGTTGAGATCGAAGACCCCACTCCAAATGATGCAGATGTAGCCGTCGAATTTAACGCCGACGGTTCTGCCGAACTTAACTACTTCCCCGACGAAGCTGAAGAAGAAGTCCCGTTCGAGTCTAACCTAGCAGAGTTCATGGACGACGGACAACTGTCTGGTTTAGCTATGGAACTTATGGGCGACTTCGAAGAAGACCGAGCGAGTCGCCAAGAGTGGGAAGACACTTACGTCAAAGGTTTAGATCTCCTTGGGTTTCAATACGAAGATAGAGACAGACCTTTTCCGGGCGCATCAGGGGTAACTCACCCGATGCTTGCCGAAGCGGTAACTCAGTTCCAAGCACAAGCATTTAAAGAATTACTACCCAGCAAAGGACCGGTCAAAGCACAGGTCATGGGCGCAGCGACCCCGGACGTAGAACTGCAAGCCAGTAGGGTTCAAGATTTTATGAACTACCAGATCACGACCGAGATGGAAGAGTACACGCCAGAGATGGATCAGTTACTGTTCTATCTACCGCTCGCCGGATCGGCGTTCAAGAAAGTTTATTACGACACCATGAAACAAAGACCGTGCAGTAACTTCGTGCCGGTTGACGACTTAGTGGTTCCGTATTCAGTTAGCGATCTGAATACGTGTGAAAGAATTACGCACATCGTAAAGATGTCGCACAACGAAGTTAGAGCACAGCAGATCAGCGGCGCGTACTTAGACGTCGAAATCAAACCTTCGTACGTTAGCGCGTACGACGATACCCAAGATAAAGAAGACGAACTAGAAGGTATCGACGGTACATCGGACATGATGTACGAACTGTTAGAGTTTCATGTATTGATGGACTTGCCGGGATTCGAAGATCCAGACGGCATGCACTTACCGTACATTATTACGGTAGATAGCACTTCATCGAAAGTATTGTCGATTCGTAGGAACTATCGTGCAGACGATCCTATGAAACAGAAGATTCAATACTTCGTACATTACAAGTTCTTGCCGGGCCTTGGGTTTTATGGCTTTGGTCTTATCCACATGATCGGGGGCCTTTCGAGGACGGCCACAGCTGCGCTTAGACAATTAGTTGATGCTGGAACTCTCTCCAACTTACCAGCAGGGTTTAAGGCACGTGGTTTAAGGATCCGCGACGATGAGACTCCCTTGGAGCCCGGCGAGTTCAGAGATGTCGACGCTCCGGGCGGCGCACTTAGGGATTCACTGATACCGCTACCGTACAAAGAACCATCAGGCACTTTGTTTCAGTTACTAGGCTTTTGTGTCGAGGCTGGTCAAAGGTTTGCCTCGGTTACTAATCTAAACATCGGCGAAGGTAATCAAGAGCTACCGGTCGGCACGACCATGGCACTCTTAGAACAAGGCACAAGAATTATGTCGGCAGTGCACAAACGTTTGCACTACGCCCAAAAAACAGAATTTAAAATACTCGCAAGATTGTTCGCGGAAACCCTGCCACCGGAGTATCCGTACATGGTCGTCGGCGGTGATCAAAGTATCAAGCAAACCGATTTCGACGACCGTGTGGACGTGATACCCGTCAGCGATCCAAACTTCTTTTCTATGTCGCAGCGTATCTCGCTCGCACAACAAGAACTCCAGTTGGTACAAAGTAACCCGCAGATACACAACATCAAAGAGGCGTATCGCAGAATGTATCAAGCACTCGGCACAGAAAACATCGAAGCACTATTTCAACCCGATCCACCACCACCCGTTCCTGTGGATCCAGCGATGGAGAATAGCGGTATGCTTATGGGTATGCCAGCTACCGCTTTTCCTGACCAAGATCATGCAACGCACATCGAAGTGCACTTAGCTTTCTTAGAAAACAAATACGCGCAAGCCAACCCAGCTACCGTATCGTTGATGATTAGCCATGTGCTGCAACACGTATCGCTCATGGCACAAATGCAAGCCGAACAAGAACTAGCTATGCAGATGGAGCAGAACCCAGAACTAGCGATGCAGCTGCAACAACAAGAGATGATGAACCAGCAGGCGATGGCCCAAGGACAACCGCCCATGCCAAATGCGATGCTAGAAAATATGAAAGCGCAGACAGAATTAGAACTTATGCAACAGTTAATGCCTAGACTGGACGAGATACTTAAAGTAGACTCCGATCCTATAACAGAACTAAAAGCACAAGAACTACAGATCAGAGCCGAAGAAAATAAAGACGATAAAGAAATAGCAGAAAAACGTTTAGAAATTGACGAAGAAAAGATAAAATCGCAAGAAGACATCGCTGCCATGAAGATACAAGCTGATCGGGAGCGCAATAGCGGAGGCTAACATAGACGAACTTAATTTCGCGCAATTAGTTCAGCGCGCCATCTCTTCAAAAGAAGAGCAGATAAAAGAGATAATGCTGTCCGGTTCAATCGAATCACACGAACAGTACCAAAATCTTGTCGGTCAAGTGCAAGCTTTAAATTACGTACGCGAAGAAGTTAGAAACCTTTTAAAGAAAATGGAGACGTTCGATGACGAAGACGACACTTGAAGAAAAGTGGGCAGAAAAGAAGCAAGGCAAATTGCCACTTGAAGAAATATACGAAAGCGGAAAGAAAGAAACAGATCCGCAAACATTAAATCCAGAAAAGATAACAGACAGTGTCTTGGACCAACTACCCGCGCCAACAGGTTGGCGTATCATGGTGTTGCCGTACCAAGGTAAAAAAGTTAGCGACGGTGGGATTCACCTAGTTAGCAAAGCACTCGAAAGACAACAAGCCGCTACGGTGTTGGGCCTTGTACTAAAAACAGGCTCGCTCGCGTACGACGGCGAGAGATTCTCTAAAACAGGTCCATGGTGTAAGGAAGGAGACTGGGTACTCTACGCGAGATACGCAGGCTCTAGAATTGACATCGATGGTGGAGAAATCAAGATACTGAACGATGATGAAATCATCGCAACGGTAGCTGATCCTGAATCAATCATTCACAACTTTTAAACATGGAGAGGACCATGCCAGATGATAAATTTTCAAACCTAAGTCAAGCAGACGAAATGGTGCCTATGGATACCGAAGGCGGAGAAGTAGAAGTAGCGTTACCAGAAGAAACTACTGACGAACCAGCTGCCGTAGTTCAAGAGGTGCAAGAAGAAGCACAACCTGAAGTATCAGCTGCCGAACAAGAACAAGAAGAATATAGCAAAGGCGTACAAAAACGAATCGACAAACTAACAGCGAAACTAAGAGAAGCAGAACGTAGAGAGCAAGCGGCAACAGAGTTTGCTAACAACGTAAAGCAAGAAAACGATAACTTAAAAACAAAGACACAAGAACTAGACTCAAACTACATTTTAGCCGAAGCCAACAGAGTAACGGCAGAAACCGAAAAAGCAAAAGCCGATTTAAGAAAAGCTAACGAAGACGGAGACATAGACAAACAAACAGAAGCGCAACAAAGACTAGCTGCTTTGGCGGCAGACGCCAGCGGGCTAGAACGCGCTAACAAGGAAAGGGAAGCTGCAAAACCCGTTGAGGCAGAGCAAGCCCCTACAACTGAAAACCCCACATACGAGCAACCTCAGTATCCAGACCCTGATCCAAAGGCAGAAACGTGGGCAGAAGACAATCAATGGTTCGGGCAGGACAGAGCTATGACCATGACTTCTTTTGCAATTCACGAAGATCTAGTTAAAGAAGGATTTGATCCGAGTAGTGATGAGTATTATACTGAAGTGGACAAAAGAATTAGAGATGAGTTTCCTCACAAGTTTGATGAAGACTCATCCACTAAAAACCGACCCGTTCAAGCGGTTGCATCTGCTAAACGCAGTGCAAAAACTGGACGCAGCAAATCTGTGAAACTCACACCTTCACAGGTATC